TTGGGTTTAATTCCAGTTAGTGCCCATAATGCAGTTCCACCTAGTCCAAGTATGCAATTAGGTTTAATAGAATTTATTTCAACTTGTAATTCATTCAGCGATTGTTGCACATCTATTCCAGCTTGTTGAGCGCGAACCCATGCTGGAACTTTTTTCTTACCTATGTTCGGTGGTATCTCATATTTGAATACATTAGATATCCACAGTTCACTACGACTAATTCCGGCGTCATTCAATAGCCTATCAAATTCCTTACCTGATGGACCTACTAACGGTTTACCTGCCGCGGTTTCAGCATAAGATGGAGCTTCAGCTATCGCCATTAACTTGGCGCCAAAATTACCCATTCCGGGAACATACTTCTTATCTGACAATTACTATAATTCCTTCGGGTGTTTTATGAATCGCGAGGATTTGCATTGCTATATTGTAATCCTTACCCTGCTGAATTACTCTATTAACTACATGTTCAGCAACACATTGTTTCATTGCTTCAGCCATTTGTCGTCTAGTATATTTAGGTTCATTATCAAATTCCAAAAGAAATTCTTTATAGCTCATTCTTCACTATCTTCTTTTCTTAATCTTTCAGTTTCACGGTCTTGTTTACTACGGCCCATACTATCTCTAGTTCCTGTGCATTTAGGATATTGTTTACACCCCCAAAATGTGCCAAATTTTCCTTTGCGTGATACCATCGGCCCATCACATTCAGGACACGTTACATTTTCAGGTTTCATGTCTTATTATTAACTCCTTTGGCTCCCACATGTTTGGTATCACTTCGATGAATAAATGTTTACCAGTTTTATTAGTTATCTTTAATCCGATAACTTCTTCTAAACCGCGAGGCAATATTCTAATCTCATTTATCTTCATAGTTGGGTCTAGTATAGTTATTCCTTCACTAGGAAATACTATCATTTCTGCTCCACTATTTTTACTGAATCATCCCCTTCATTAACTTCAGGTTCCAATACATCTATCTTAATAGCGCGGATGCCCTTATTCTCAACTTCAATAGGAGTGAATTCTACTTCATCACCTTTCTTGAGTTCAGTAAAATGTGCTGTATCTTGATTCAATGAAGTCCAGTGAAAGAAAATACGCGTGAATGGAATGTCTTTTGATGTAATGAATCCAAATCCTTTATCAGATACTTTAATAATTCTACCAGTAATTCTTTTTTCTTCAGTCAATTTCATTCTCCAATTAAATTCTAAAAGTCGGGGTGACACCCGTATACGAGTTCACGTATATTGAATGCCACCCCTATCACTGAATTGGTCTTTATGTTAACTACTACAACTCTGCTTATTAAGCAACTTAGAGTAGCTACGCGGACCACGTTTCAGTGAATATCAATCTTTATCGTCACTACCCTCAAAATCTTCTGATTCGTCATCGTCATCATCTTCATCGTCGTCATCGGTGGATTCAATTTCTGAATCCTTTTCTTCCACTTCTTCAGGAACCTTACTATCTTTTGCTATATCAGCATCAGATTCATTCATCGTCTGTCCACCACCGTTAGTTTTGTCGTTCATTCTATTTTCTCAATTAGCTGAATTAAACGCGGATGCCATCTAGGACCACTTTATCCTAACTTTCATTTCACCCACTCTCATCATAGCGCGCTTTCTGTGTCCCAATGGATGATTAAGAGTTCAGTATCCATTGTAGGTTATGGTTTAGCTACAATGAATGGCATCCATACTTACACCGATGCAGGAACATCACGTGGAGCACGATATTTGTGATTCACGCGATTCACCATTCTACCCTGATAGTTGTCGTTCTCTACGTATACGTCCAGTTCCTTACCTGCTGCGGATGCCAAATCGAAACGAACACCTTCTTTGACTTCCGCACCAAACGACTGCAGGAATCCAACAGCAAAACCGATTGCCTTGCTATTGAAATTCCATTCAAGTGGGAAATTAGCGAATTCTAAATCGCCATTATCTGCATTGAACTTGATAGTTCCTTCTACGGGATAGTTGGTAGAACCACCATCCTTCGATGGAGCTTCACCCACAGAATCGATATGAACACGATACCACGACGGGGTAACTGTTTTACCCCTTAGCAGGTCTTTTGGTCCAAATGAAATGATTGGTGACATTCTTTTTCTCCATTGTTTGTAGAGTTGATAGATGTTGTAGAATTTACGTGTGTTGAATTTTGGTGTTGTAATTTCTCCTTGGTTGATGAACATGTTAGAATGTAGTTGGTTTGTCAGGTGATTGTTTTAGTTTGTTTATAGCAGGTAGAATCCACTTGCTATACAGGGGTTCGTTACCAAAGATAATCTTCTTATCTAATGGTAGGCCGGTCCGTGCGAAATCATCACCCGTGTGTTCTGTTAACAATGCATATTGTCCTCCTTGTGATGCATCAAAGCTCTTTTCTATGTTGAAGTGATATACTTCACCACAGTATGCAGGTATCTTAGGTGCTACACGTTTACCTGCTGTTACAATTGTTCTACTAAAATGGGTTTCTCCTGTAACTGATTTATATTCAGCTTGCACAACATGCGCAATGAGAATGATATTAACCTTATGAAATTTGTGAATGTCTTTTGCTAACGCGATTAGCTCATTTAATGCCGACGACTCAGCATTGTAATCCTCTATTTCATTTACGCTAATTCCACTAATCTCTTTACCCGCTTTAGCTCCTGATTGTCTAGTTACACCAGTCTTACTACGTTTAGTTTGGCGTAATGTCATATCCGCCATTGAAGTGATTGAATCAAATACAATAGTTTTGTATTCACAATTCAATTGAAATTTTTCCAACTGAGCGCGTGGCTTATTCCAATCATCGTAATCTTCATACTTAATTTGCTTTGGGTCTAATCCCCATTTTTGCATAGGAAGCATCATTGATTCCATCTTTCTATCCCAACTAAACCAAAACTGCGGCATAGGATAGGATAATGCTTCTGTAGACTTCCTAGTTCCAGGGTCGCCCTTAAACATACTGAATAAGAGCGATGGGTCTATCGTTGACATGTCAGGCATTATAATTACTTCTTTTTCTTTCTGTTTGGTCTATTACCATCACCAGGAAGATTTTCATTCAAACATTTTCTGCAACGTCCACGTTTTCTGTTTGAAGCACGCTTCACTAGGTTACAATCAATACAAACATATCTGTGCATTTAATTGAACCCATTAATGAAATTAACAAATTCCTGTCTAGACATATTTGGCTTAGTCATTAACTGCATCATACATAGTGATTGTAGGGTAGCACTTTTGGTTTCTTCATGCTTATTAAGGTCAGATGCCATTGACGTTATGCCATTTTGTAATGCACGTTTTGGCTCTGTCTTAGCATAGTAATCGTATTCTTGTATTGCACGTTCCTTACACCACTTTAAATGTTCTTTTCTTGTCATTTCTTTCCTCTTTCTCTATATAGTTCTTCTTCAATTGTTTTGATTAACTTACGTGTTAAATGCTGAACATATGGTTTATGAAACATAGTTTCAGCTTGTTCTAATGAATTTCCTATCCACCAGATATGATACATATTAGTTACTGGGTCCCAAGTTTCTACGCGATATTTGGTTGTCATTCCTTATCTTCTACTATTTCAGATTCAATTTGATGAATTGAATCATCTCTATCATTTTGGGTTTCAAATAAATGTTCCCAAGCCGCAGTAAATGATGTGAATACTATATCCCTAAGAACATATCCTTCCCAACCAAGATTTTGTCCATTACGATATTCACAAGTTTTACAAATAAATACTATTCGATTCATTATTATTCCTTTTCTAGGTTATCAATATCCCACTTCGGTCCTACCATGAACTCCTGTTTTAGAACTTCCTCACGCATACCTCTATCCGATTCACATACCTCTTTGAATATGCAGTTACCATATTTTGTTTCACAGTTCACACCATGTCCAGTTGGGGGATAATAATTGGATTCACTGAATTGGAGTAACTGATATGCCCAGTATGGTAAGATTTCAGATTGCCACTCAAGAAGTCTATCAGCTGAATATGATATAATCGGGCGCGTAAACCGTTCCTCTAATTTCAATGAAGTTTGGAAACCTACTTTATTGATAACAACATTACGAGTTTTCATCAATAGGCATTGCCCAATGAATTGATTATTCAAACTAATCGTATCACGACGCTGTTTCATCGTCTTATGGTCTACTGAAAGTATTTCTTGATTAGTATCTACTATTAAATCCAGCTTGGCTTTCCACATTACACGAATTTCATTATCTTCAAACAGTATCTCGCGCTTAACTGTTTCGGTTTCTAATGGAACCCAGTAATCATTCTTGTAGTGTTCAAAGTATTGTTCGCATGTTTGTAATGCCCACTTCCATCCAACACGCTCGGGTTTAGTTTGATTATCAGGTGGTGTATTACGCACACCTGGATATTCATTTACTGGATGACCACATATCGGCTTACTTACTTCAGCAGTAGGGGTGAAATCGGTGCAGTATTGGCATCCTTTGATATACATTTCACCAGCGGTTAATCCAAGCGCGATGGCATCTTTCTTACTATGCCTATGAATTAAACTATCATAGTATACTTCAAAGACTTTATGAACGATTGAACCTACTTCTAATGAATTGGATTTACCACCTATTTGAACTAATTGAAGTCCAAATCTTAATTCAGTGAATCGAGCACAATTCATTAATGCAGTCATCATAGTTGCATCAAGGATTACATTCTTTTTAGGAATGAGGATGATGGGACTTATGACTTCCTTAACTTCATTGACTGATTTAATTGCTTCTAATTGCTTTTCTAGTTCAGTCATCCTCTTACTTTCAATTCTACTGATTTTTTCAATGGCTGGCTAAAACCATCTGTTAATAGTATTTGAGCATTACAATCATTACCTATTGTATAAAATACTTTGGGTTCATATTTATTATGTTCCCCCACAAAAAGAATAATTTCTATATCATCATCGAAGGGTTCTAACGTCAAAGATAATTGTCTTTTAGTCATTTATTATTCTTCTTTTTATCATCCCCAACAAATTCATGAGTTACTTCTAGCATGGATGTTAATGCTTTCAGTAACTTCAGAGTTAGCTTAGGACTATATCCTAACATCTGAATAATTGCTTGCATTTGACCTAAGAGAACTGTTTCAGCATCACTAATCTCATACAGTTCTTTTATTTCATCGAATCTTTCTTCAATTCTATCATTATCAGTCATAATTTCCTTTTCAATTCTTCTTTGAATCTAAGCCAATCAGTTTCATTTCCTATTGCTAATCTGATTAATTTTAGATGATTAATTACATGGCTCATCCAAAGTGAATCGATTGCTTTTTGTTCGGGCTTTCTCAATAAAGTATAAACACCTTCTCGTTTCTTTGCTCTTTCGATTTCTCGTTTAGTTAATTTAATTTCAGGCACTCATTTCTTTCCTTCGTATGCGGGGTCATTCAAGTGTTCACGAGTAGGACTATCTCTTGAAAATAAAACTTTTACGTAAGGCATATCCTCTTGAAGAACTCTCTTGATATTATCAATAATAGCAAAGCTATGCAAACGAATTGAATTAATATCCATATCATATTCCAAGTCAATTCTAATATATCTCTTAGTCATTGGCTAATCACAGTTCCTTTTGGAAAGTAAATAGATTTAGTTCGATAGTCCATTGATTCAAGTGTATAATCTACATTGATTATCTCACCTGTTTCAACTAGTTCTTCTAATGCTGATTGGTATTTCTCTAACTCAAATTTAGTTGGATTAACACGCTCCATTACAGCGAGCGCGAGGTCTACATTCTTTACTGCTGTTTTAGCATCCACCACATGGAGTATTGCTTCTTTATACATCTTTTTCAATCCAGAATATTTCGTCATTCATCGTAATTGGACTGTCAATATTTGATTCTTCTAATCTCCTAATAATCTGTAATGCTGTTTCATTGTAATAAGTCATTAGGCACTTGATAACACGCTCGGTATCACATTCATCACATTCATCGAACTGAGCGCGTCCACCATATATGATATATTTCTTCTTCAATTCATTCCAATACTTACGTTCGGCTTCGAATGATTCAAATACAGTCATTTTGTATTCCTAACCCAATCATCTATTTGATGAATTGGAATATCCGCAGTTTTACTATCTGTTCTTAAATCAGTTTTATACCAATATTGCACATAATAAAATCCTTTACCATCTATGAACATCCATCTCATTGCAATATGAAAATCATTCATTACATTTTCACCAATTCACTGAACTTTTTACCATCTTCTCTTACTGGCTTATTCTTATTTTTGAATCGACTGATAATACCTTCAGCCAGTTCCTTAGCAATACTATTCTGGTCCCACTTAATTACGTCGCCTTTATTCATTCCGTTATGGAAGTTAGCTCGTTTCCTTTCAACGATGCCATGTAAGATATCGTCTACAGTTCCTTCAGCAGTCATAAAGGTTACATTAACCATCTTGGCTGTTGAACCAATGCGTCTATGTCTACCTGGTGCAGCTTGGTCCTCATTCTGTGGATTCCATTGACGTTCATGCATGATAGCATCGCTGCATGACTGAAGGTTAATACCTTCACCGGCTGCTAGAGTAGATGCAACCATTATAGCGCGCTTGCTATTTTGGAATGCTTCCTGTATTCTAAATGCTTCCTGTCCAGTTTGCCCACCAATTAACTGAAATACTTCTACTTCTTCGCCGTGGTCCTTCTTGATATCGTTGTAAAGTATTTGTCCTACGTCGATATGCTGAACGTAGATAGTTAGTTTCTTATCAGTATCTTCTAGAAATTCCTCTACGAATGCTTTAGTTGCTTCAATCTTGGCTAATCCAGTGATATGACGCATCCTAGATAGTTTCGCGAGGATGTGCATACCATTGATTTCATCTTCAGTTCCATCTATGATGAATTGATTATACCACTTGACGAAATCACTCGTTTCATCATCGTATGTAGACTGGCTCAAATCATCCAGTTGCACATCGAATCTCATACGATTAACTGAAGGCATTTCAATTTCTACATCCGCTATTTCCCGGCGAATAGCGATATCTTTAATGTATTCTTTGAAGCGCGCCGGATTGCGGATGCCACCTTCTTTTAACTTATTACCTTCATAGTAATGGTCTACCCAGTTCTCAATGTATTTCTGATAGCTATTGAATTTCATTGGTGCCATCATATTAAGCACACTGAAGAATTCACTACCTCTATTCTTCCAAGGTGTTCCACTTAATGCAATAACGGCCGCGTCTTTAACTACTCGTCTTACTTGCTGCGTTCGTGAACTATCAGGATTCTTTATCTGCTGACATTCATCAATTACAACTGTTTTAATGATGCCATCGAACTTACTAATATCGAATCCCTGCTTAATTGTCTTGCCTGATTTACTCTTTCTCTCTTTATAAACCAACATATCGTATGATACGATATAGGTTCTTAAACCAGGAATGATTGAATCGTTTGAAGTATGTATCATCTGTCCCACGAATGCATCGCCCATCCAGATAAGTATCTGCTTAAACCATTGGAACTTAATCTTGGATTTGACGATGTATAGGACGGGCCACGCTTCGGGATGGAATTTAATGTAACCTAATGCTTGAATGGTCTTACCTAAACCCATTTCATCGAAGATAGCCGCGCCTTTATTTACGGCTAATGCCGTTTCAACGAACTTCATTCCTTCTACTTGGAATGGAAAGGCTTTATACTCTGCACAAACTGTGCATTGATTCAGTAACCATTGATGCTTACAATCTTTAACCTTTTCGTAATTAGATACGAGAGTATGAAATGGCGTGCCTTTCGGTATTGCCTTAACGATTAAATGACCACATTCTAAGTAAATGAATTTCTGGTCCGGTTTGAATGGGTCAATATTCGTTATGAGAACTTCATTCTTAGTCTTGGCTACTTTACCACAGATTTCGCATTTATCTTGTAATCTAGTTATTTGATACTTAGCTTTTCTAATTACTTCTTCTTCAAATGTAATTTCTACCTGCGCCCCTGAACGGATAGCATCAATAATATCAGGAGATAAAGCCATATTGCTACAAGGATTGGTATTGTCACAACCAATATCCCTAGCTTTAGCAGCCCATACTTCATTATGTCCCATCCCAGGAGTAAGCGCGTGGGCTACTTCATGCTTAATCGTATTAACAATTTCAGGGTCAGGATGAATATCAATGTGATGCGCGTTTAGAATTATGCACTTATCTTTATAAGAACACAATCCTAAGAATCGTCCGTTTGCATCTGTAGTTAAACGAATGTGCCAATCACTTAACTGTGCCTTATCTAATTCTTCACGGCACAATTTAACTGCTTGTTCTCTAGTCATTTCATTAATTTTCTGCAAGCGTCACAAGTGACTAGCTCGCGTTTTTTAGTAAGATTAGCTCTGAGATAGAAATTACAAATTGCTCTATGTTCAGGTTGAACTGGCTTTTTAAAATGAATGACTGGAATTTCAGGATAATTTTCCATCCATTCATCCAGATTTCGTCTGTATACATCAACGATATATCCAAACTTATCTGTTTCAATTGGACTAACTGAACTAGTCATTAGTATTCAGTTCCTTATGGATGAATCAAGTTAATATGTTCGACAGTGTTATTAACGATGTAATACTTACGAATGCCTGATTCCACTTCATGCACGCCGTTTAAGTTAATGAATCCCCATTCAAGTAATACACGCTTCTCAGGAATTAATTGAATGTCCAAGCGCGCCCATTTTCTTCCTGAATCTATCATAGATTGTCTGTCGTGTATCGCTAACGCTACATCCTTGTCCATTGTTAGTTCCTTTATTATCGTCCCACGGTCCATTAGGACGTATATAAGTTACTATTGGATTTACTTCAGCGAGTATGCGTCCACCTTCGTCTTTAATTATCATGTTAACTACTTTTGTTAGACGCCTGAATGAATGATTGCGCGGCTTGTTCGGGAGTTAAGTTTTTCGCTAGGCATAGCATTTGAATTACAGACTCAGGCATTTTAGCTATTGATGCCCATTTCTTTAATTCAGCTTTATCAAACTTGCGGACCTTACTAGCAGAACTTGGTTTGGTTACTTTAACTGGATTTGGTTTGTAATTAATATCCTTTAGCTTCAGTTGCTCACGTTCTTCTAAGCGTAGTTTGTTGCTCAATTCATTTAAGTAAATTTGGTTCGCTATCTGTTTATTAGCTAACGCGACCATTTCTTCGTTCATTTCGAAGATTGCTTTTTTATACCCGTTCATTCTCTCCATTACTATCTCGCCTAATTTGAAATGCTTATTAGTAATGGTATCGTCCGCGTCAATTGCATCACGTAGTTCAATGATTGATACCGTTTCGGCATTAAATATATCGGAGCGCGTCTGAACTGAACTATCTATTTCTTTAGCTTGAATCAGCTTATCGTTAGCTGACATCATTACTCTAATAGTTTTATCATCGTCATAAACTACTAGACTAGGTAATGCATCTTCGATTGCATCCTCTTTAGCTACGCATTCAGGACACAATAACATGACTGAAGTTTTAGTAGGATGTAGTTCACACTTACCAACGTAATCACAAGCTTCACATGTAGCTTGTTCAGTATGGTCTATCTCAGCACGTTGACATTTGTGACATTTACTACTTCCAATTGTTAGAACGAATGAATGATTCATGTTACTTTACCTCAGTTTTAATAGTTTGGTTAATGAACTGACTAAAATCTACCATCTGTGGTTGTCTACACTTAATACAACGCGGCATTTCCTCTAACATTGCATCATCATCCAGTGTAAACTGTTCGCCGCATTCCCAACACAGTGAAGCGCGGCCAGTTAATAAATCTTCTAAATATGGTGGCATCCAATGTGAACAATCAGGTAAAGCACATCGCCATACTTTAACATGCCTTAACTGCTGGCGCATATACTTATGAACGTGTTTCTTACTACTTGTTCCCATAGCTACTTACATACTTTCGTTTGTTAGCGCGTCGTTTAGCTACGCCTTGCATAGCCGATACATGACGTTTCCACCAAGCGCGGACGGATGGTAAACATGCATTACATGTATACTTGAACTGTGTATCGCGTGGCTCAGTTAATACACCGAATCTACATTTCGTGCAATGCACACCCGGAGTAAACTGTGGATTCTCCCATGATGCTACTTTACCGTCAATCATTAGTGGTTGTGGTTTATTCATATTATCCTTTTCTTACATGTAACTCGCTGGGGACCGTCCTGTTTTGGTGACACCTCTGTGTGTGTGTGACCCTCGGAGTATACCACACCTTGACCCCAAAAGTCAAGTTTACATGTAACGAATACATGTAACCACTTTATGTATGGAGTTTATTAAAAAAAAAAAAAAAATAAAAAAGAAGAAAACAAAACTCCTTCATCCATTCGACTCCACTTTGCCCAAAACGGTGGGGTGGGAGAGGGATATACAGATACACCACCGTCCCCGAAAGTGGACAGATTACATGTAATGAATACATTTAAGGTTTAGTTCCATGTTCAATCCAAGACTCGATTAGGGTAATATGAGACAACGTAATCACGTTACAGTAAATGATACACTTTACAATTTGCATACTACTTAATACCCCACGTTCATTAAAACTGATAATGAAATCAGTATCAAGACCAGGATTGATTTCGACGTATCGTTTATTCATAAATCACCCAAAATAACTGAATTAAATTAACCGATAGTGTAAACGTGTCGAATGACATAGTTATGACGTATCTTGTATTCGAGTATTGGCATAACTAAACCATCTGTATCGAATACGTTACCATCTACACATGCAACCATATGACCGTTTTTCTTACCGGCAACATGCATTGATACTACACCATTAATCTTGTGCTGATTCTTACGTGGGCAATACTTAGTCCACCATTTACCAGTGAGTTTAGCAAGTATCAAAAGAATAGCATATTCAGGAGTGCCGTTTTTATGTATCTGTAAAATAGATACGTTTGCCATTTCACTAGCTGCTAAAACAACGTCCTTGTATGAATGTCCAGTGTAGTTAGATATACTTACAATCGCACAATCGTTAGTGCCTTGATAGTTATACATGTAGTCCCCTTAGAATTAATAGACATAAGAATAGGGAATAGTTGCTGTCCTATTCCCTATTTAGTGACTACGTGTTATGCAGCCAATTTGACTCCGAGTGTAGCTTCAGCAAGTTGAGTAGCATCCGCTTCGGACTTTCCAGTTGCTACCAACATCTTGACCATTTGACGTGCAGCAACCTGAAGTCCTTCGGGAGTAGCATCCACAACTGGCTTGCTGATACCTGCCGCATCTAAAGCAGCCTGCATAGACTTCTGACGTGCATTCGCCTTTCGCTTGTTATTTACGAGAGAGTAGATATCACCAAAAGTGACTGCGTCCGTGATAGCGTCAGCTCCTTCGGGAGTCGTGAGTGTAATCGCAGTATCCTTCGATGCATCCGGCAATGTGAATGCGTCAAATGAACCGCTGAACTTCAGCGCAGTAGCAAGCGGAGCGCCGTATGCCGATTCGATTACGCCCTTGTAAGTTTCCGTTTTCATTTTCGTAACTCCTGCATTTTGACTTCGGCGTTATTGCCTAGGTCCGACTGAGAGAATTATAGCATAGTCTCCCGGTGAAGTCAAGTCTAATCGACTATCGACTCTGAAAATAGGTCCGTTGTAAGTCTCGGTCGTAAGTCTATGAATTACGCGCCAGTCTTACTAATTTGATACACGCATCCATAGCTAGATTACCGTGACCTGAGTGTATGTAACTCATAACTACATACAATTGACTCGCGAGCGTTAGTGGGAGTAGTTTTACCATCCGCGTTTACCCTTTCGTTTGTTAGAGTCTCGACATAGTATACTATAGCAGCATGTATGCCATGTATGTATCCTAGCTAAGTCCAATGAACACAGTAACTTACGCTTTTGATGCAGCCGCGGCCGTTACACTATCGGTCAATGTGTTACATGTATCGTATACACGTATGCCAAAGTGTGCAGTCTAGTGATAGGGTGTGCATTACTGTATACTTGGCATGATGTATGCTAATGCATAGCTCATACCAGTTTACATTACTGCACATTTTTTCTTTTAACTGCACTGCACGGGGGTGCACACCAATGCACGTAGAGTCTCATATCTGCATGTTCTGGCACGGAACATTGGCTAATTGTGTTACTTTACACTTTAGATTTGGGTCCCATATATTAACTATCCTTTGAGAAACATCCAATGAAGATACTTACATCTAGGACTACAGAACTTCTTATCCCTCCTTTTACTGGTAAACTCCTTCTTACACTTTGTCCATTTGCATATCTTACTGTATGTAGGCACTATATGTATCCTCCATTAAACGATGAGTAATAGATGAGTGTTGATGGATGTAGTATACAACGGTTCAAACGGTTTGTCAAGTGTCGCCCTAACCCTACGGAAATGAACGACTTAGGCGCTTGACACCTGCTCGGTTCTGTGTGTTACAATTGGAGCGTCGGTGTATTCAACTTACTAACGGAGTAATCAATGCCTGCATTAAAAGATATGAAACAAACGAATGACATTCGCGTAGGTGATTATGTGAATATTCCTTGTCTTATCACGGCTATCAATGAAGTAACTGGTGTTCTTACATTAATTACTCAAAATCCAAAGGGAACTGAGACTACAATTTCTACGTTGTTAAATACACAGGTTGAAAAGGATTAGTTAAATGGCTCAATACGCCATACGAACAATCATCGCTCTAGTTGCTTTCTTTATCTTCATCTACGCCTTTCCTTTGTTACTTTCTACTTTAGGTATTCCATTAGCTGCTAATGCATTCGCGCTCGTTAAATTATGTGCAGGTGTAGTTGCACTTGCATATATTCTTTGGGGACCAGCAGTTCCTTGGCGTGGATAATATGGCAATAGGTGTTGTTGACGATAAAGAATTTGAAACAGAGGTAAGTAAGATTACTCCTGTAGTTAAAGAGGGTGTAGTAGTTGATATCATTAAGGGACGTGGAAATGGAAACGTGGAAGTCCCCGATAGTTTAAGAAAGATTATTGGTGAGGTAAATGAAATCGATGGAAGAAAAGATGCTCTTGCACTCGCTAAACAATTTGGAATAAGTTCTTCATCGGTTAGTGCATATGGAAATGGTGCAACGAGCACAGCGAGTTATGATGATTCTAAATCAAGTATTAAAGACCACATCAATAGAACTAAAGAACGAATAAGCAAGAAAGCACAGAACAGATTAGTTCTTGCACTTAATGAAATCACTCCTGAGAAATTAAAGGAAGCTAAACTAAAAGATATATCCTCAATAGCAAAAGATATGTCAGGTATCGTTAAGGATATGGAACCCGAACAGGCGCGAGAAGGTAAAGACTCAGGACCACAGTTTATATTTTATTCACCACAGTTTAGAAAGGAAGAACATTTTGAAACGATTATTGTTAACGAGTAGTTTACTCCTTTTATTGTTTCAAACACCAAGTCAAGCACAGGGAACTGCAACTGTATTCTTCGATACAGCAACTACAGTTACTATTGCTAACTCATGGACCAGTGTGTTATATGTAAATGGAACTGCATTTCCAATGACACATACTTGCACAGTAGTTGGAGCATTAACTACCTGCACTTCTCCATTACCAAATATTTCTGCCGCGCTTACCCCTACTGGTAATCAAACACTAGAAGTTACATTCAAAGATGTAGTGCTTGGTGAAAGTCCACGTTCAGTCCCTTTGGTGTTAGCGCGGCCCAATGCGCCGTTGAACCCGCGTATTCGGTAGGAGTAGGCGCAACAAGAATATATATCGTTGAAAGACGATGTATATATAGGTTGTAATGATGGCATTAAAATCTTTGTTTGGTTCCATAAAACGTCCGGCCGATAAAGCGGTTCAAGCTGGACTCACTAAAGATAGGTCACTTAAATCACAAGGTATTGCATCAAAGAAGGGTGCAAGCAAATTAGTAAAACTAAAAGGAAAAGGTAAGATTCAAACTGGCCGAATGACAATGAAGTAGTGAGGTAGTTTATGTTTGGTGGGCTTAAGTCTATCTTTGGTTCTATTAATAAAGGAATCAAAAAAGTTGGTGGAGGTGCAGTAGGAGCTGTGAATAAAGTAATGCCACCTGGATTAAAAAAGAAACCACAGCAAAAGAAAATATTTCCCACTTCTCAAGCGGGAGTTTAGTCAATGCCAACAATTCAATTGAGTTGTGGACCAGTTAATACATTAGTTCAGAATGTGCAGTATGCTACTCCCACACGTAGATGTTTAATGCGAGCACAACCATTCGCTAATATTCAGTTATCGAATGATGGCACAACCTGGTTACTTCCAATCTTTGACGCGGCTGGACAAGGGGAATGTGCAGGTATGTTCATACGCGATACGGTTGGAGGTGCTCAAGTTAGATTTGTAACCATATAAACATGACTGTTGATATTACTGCAATAGTAGTAGCCGGATTAACTGGATTACCAGCTACTATCGCAGCACTAGCAGCATGGCGTGTTGGAAAAACAAATGGAAAAAAAGCAACTGTAATAACTGAAAAAACAGAATCCATAGAAAAGAAAACAGATAGTATTAAAGAAATTACTGAGACTTCTGCACATAGTGTGAATGGAAATTTTGCTGCAATAAAAAATGAATTATCTATAGCAATTGGACATAATGTAGCATTACAAGAAACAATTAAAACTTTAACTTCAATATTAAATACTCGACATGATAATTTAGCTAGTGAATTTAATAAACAATTATTAAAGCCCGAAAAGAAAAGTTGAGTTTAGAAGTTAATAAAGTTTATTCACTTTCAAATTTACATAATGCAGATTGGGATAATACCCATAAAACATTTGGTCAACCTAATACACTCGCAGGAATATATTTAGGATTTGTAACTGGTGAAAGAACTTGGCATATATTTGAAATAAGATATGAGAATAAAGATATTGGAGTAATTTTAATGAATAATTTAGACTTAGAAAAGATAACAGTTACAGAATTATGATTACTAAAGTTTTCATAGGAGTTCCAACATCTGATGGCGTTAGATGTCCGGTGTTCTATGATTACATGCAGAATATGGATAAGCCTGAAGGAACTATAGGTAAATCCTTTCATACAAACTCAGGTGCATTTAATCGTAATCTAATTATTAATGAAGCATTAGGAACTGAATGTAGTCACATTTTGTTTGTAGATGATGACATGGGATTTCCTAATCATGCACTAACACAATTACTCGCGGCCGATAAAGATATAGTATCAGGTCTTTTCTTAAAACGAACATATCCCCATCCCCCAGTAATATTTAATTTTGAAGATGGTAAATACGTTAGGCGATTATTAAGAGACAATGAAAAAGGGTTATTGGAAGTTGATGCTACGGGATTTGGATTTACTCTTGTTAGAACTAGAGTATTTAATTTATTGGAAAGACCATACATTAGACTCGGTGAATTTAGGCCCGATAGACGTAGTGAAGATATTGGGTTCTGTAAACGTGCGCGGGCCGCCGGATTTAGAATTTACTGTGACCTAGATTTACCAATAGGTCATATAGGGCTGGCTACATATTGGCCTCATAACATTGGTGGTGTATGGCACACAGCCATAGATACTGATGGTGATGAAGTCATTAATGTAGTCCAGCCCCAATCTATATTAGTTGAAACCTAATGGGAACTATTCTTGATAAAAATAGCTGGCGAGCCAATCGTAAACAGGAAGTCTTTCTCTCAATACCTGTTACGATTAAAGAAGCTTTCTATGGTGGTGGGGCTGGCTCAGGTAAATCAGACGTATTACTTGTATATGGTATTGTCCACAAGTGGCATGAAAACCCAAGATTCAAACAGGTATTCATGCGTCGCACATTCCCTGAATTAAAGAATGAAATAGTTCCACGCAGCCGGGAAATATTTCCTAAGTTCGGAGCTACCTTTAATAAGACTGATATGGCATGGACTTTTCCACGCGAGGACCAATTTGGAGCGCGTGAATTAAGTTCAAACTCTGGTGCAATGATTTTACTAGGCCATTGTGAGGAAGAAAAGAATGTTCATCAATATGACTCAATGGAAATATCGCTCTTTACACCGGATGAAGTTACTTCTCTTACTGAGTATATATATCTGTATATTGCTTTCGAACGAAATCGTGCTCCTAAAGATTCTGGTTTACCTAGCATTACTAGGGGTGCTGGAATGCCAGGAGGAATTGGACATACGTTCGTTAAGAAACGATTTGTAGACCCCTATCCTGCTGGTGGAAAGATTATAGTTGGGCGCGGTGGTAATAAGCGAATTTATGTTCATGCAACATTAGCTGATAACGTAGACCATATTGACCCAACATATGCACAATCATTAGATGGACGACCTGATGCTGAACGTAAAGCTAAGAAATTTGGTGATTGGTCTGCATACTTAGGTCAGGTATTCGATGAATTCAGGGATAAGAAGTATCCTGATGAACCTGATAACGCATTACATTGTGTGCCACCATTTGAAATTCCTCATTGGTGGCCCAAAATGATTATAGGTGATTGGGGTTTTGCCGCAATGACCTATATAGGTTTCTATGCAATTAGTCCTTCCAAACGTCTCTACCTTTATAGAGAACTTAATTGGCTTAAAACGAAGATTTCTGAATGGGCACCAATCGTTAGAGGGTTCGCCGATAAAGAAAATCCTAGAGTTATCAAATTCTGTAAATCAGCAGGACAAGATAGGGGACAAGAACATACTATCGCTCAACAAATATCTGAGGAGTTAGGGCAACCTATTGAATTAAGTAACAATGCATCTGGTTCACGCGTAGCTGGCAAGATGTTAATCCATGAATATATAAGATGGAAGCAAAAGCCACCCCTTCCACAGAATGAGATGTTAATATTCGATGAGGAACGAGCGCGATGGCTATTACGAAATAAAGGATTAATAGAATATAAGGCTTACCTTCGTTTGTTTGACCCACCTGAAGAAGAAACAAATATACCAAGATTACAAATCTTCAAGTGCGAGGACGAACATCACGATGCTCATCCTAACTGTTGTCCTATTATGGTAGATTCTATTAAGGCTTGTTCATATGATAAGCCTAAGAATAATAAACCAGCTGAAGATGTCGCTGAATTTGAGGGGGATGACCCCTATGATGATTTGCGATATGCATGTGATTCAGCTGAAAGATTTTTTGAAGAAGCTGCTGATGAATTCAAAAAGATTGAACGCCAAGAAGAACTATTAAGACGATTAACTTCAACTGGTGACTTTACTGCATTCTATAGGAACATGAGAACTGTAGAATCTAATAATGAAGTATTAGCTGTATCTAGATTTCATCACCGACGAAGATAATATGTTCAAATTTTTCCATCATTTATTCAATCCTCACTGTCCTGATTGCCAGGCAGAGAAGGAATGTATCTCTTGTATTACACTTAGAGCACAATTAACTCAAGCTAACTACGAAAGACAGCAATTACTTGAAGCTGTTTTGAATTTTGGTAAAGTTCCTGAAACTATTCCAGTTCAGTCAGAAGAATTCAAACCAGTATTTTCAAAGCATATGCCTTGGAATGTTCGTCGGCAAATGTTGGAACAGGAAGATAGAGTTAAAGCCGAATTAATGAAAAAAGCTGAAAAAGATAGAAAAGATATAGAGGAATTAGAGAAAGAATTAAAAATAGTTTCTGATGAAAAGGAAACAAACAATGGGTCAAACGGGGCCGTCACCAGGATTTCTTGAAAGAGTATTCGGTCAAAAGAAAAAGAAAGGTGAAGATATTAATCTTCCTTCACCTGCTGAAGAACGCGCTTCAGATAGAGCTGGTGTAGAAGCTGCAATGAGTAAACCGCGCTTAGCTAAACCTATCGCGGCCGATGATTCATCTGAAGAAGATTCAGGTAGTATCTTTAGTCGAGTTAAGAAAGCTAAGAAGAAGTATAATCCATTTGATGCATATGTGAAAGCTACTGGCGGGGATTAATCATGCCAGTATCAGGTTATTATAAAGGTAGTGGTGATAAGGTCATGGCTAATATGACTAAGGAATATGGTGATAAAAAAGGTAAACAAGTATTCTATGCTACTGCAAATAAAAGAAAAATGACTGGGCCTTCTGATTCTGTAAAGAAGAAGCATAACGTCAAGTAGTATTAAATAATGAAGAAACCAATTCCAGAAGATATTCAAATTCTTCTGAAACAAGTTGCAGACCATTTTGACCAGGAAGATAGACCTGCGCGTGAACGTCAATTAAGAACATGGCGTAGATTAAAATTAGTTTGGGAAGGTTTTCAAAGAGTTTGGTATAGTGAAGTGGCCCATGATTGGCGTATATGGGATGACAACATTACTAATTCTGAGAATGACCAATCATATTATGACAAACCAGTCAATGTTTTCCGCGCTTATCTCGAAAGTATTATTGCTGCCTTATCAATCACAGTTCCTTCTATTAAGTGTTTTCCTGACGATGCTGATAATCCCCTGGATTTATCTACTGCTAAGGCTGGTGATAAGATAGCAGATTTAATATATAGACATAATGATGCACCATTACTTTGGCTCCATGCTTTATTTATCTTTTGCACAGAAGGTATGACTGCATGTTATTCCTATGTGAAAGAAGATGAAGATTATGGAACCTATGAAAAGAAAAAATATCAAGAGGATACTGAAGAGTCTTTTGTGTGTCCTTATTGTCAAGCAAATGTTCCAGATGAAGTAATGTCTGACCGTGAGATGGACGAATACATGCCTGATGAGGATGATATCCTCGCGCATAGTATAATAGATGAACAAGGTCCGATATGTCCCGAATGTTTAACTGCATTAGACCCCGCGCTTCAAAAGTCTACATTAATTGTAACACGATTAGTTGGCACTACCAAGTTACCAAAATCGCGTATATGTACCGAAGTTTATGGTGGATTATATGTTAAAGTTCCTAATTATGCAATGAAACAAAAAGATATCCCATATCTTCACTGGAATTATGAAACACATTACACAAATGCGGTTGATAAGTATGAACATCTTCAGGATAAATTTGGGCCTGGTAAACCGAGTTCGGGTAGTGGACCACATGATGCATATGAACAATGGGCGAGATTAAGTCCACAGTATCATGGTGAATATCCAACAGGAACTGTTACAGTTCGTAATTGTTGGCAACGTCCATCTTCATATCATATTCTTCCTACGGAAGATGCACAGAAATTAAAGAAAGCATTTCCCGATGGAGCGAAAATAGTTATCGTAAATGATTGTTTCGCGGATGCAGAAAATGAATGTCTTGATGATTGCTGGACTTTAACTGTTAATCCACTATCGGATTATATTCATCACGATCCATTAGGATTATTACTTACAAGTATCCAAGATATTACAAATGATATGATTTCATTAATATTACAAACTATTGAACATGGAATTCCACAAACATTTGCTGACCCTGCTGTAATTAATTTCGAGAGATATAAACAAACTGAAGTAACCCCAGGTGGATTATATCCTGCTATTCCTAGAACTGGTAAGACGGTAGCTGAAGCATTTCATGAAGCCAAAACTGCTACTCTTAGCCAGGAAGTGTTACCATTTTTTGCTAAGATACAGGAGCTTGGACAAATTATTTCTGGTGCATTACCTAGTTTATTTGGTGGTCAGGTATCTGGCTCAAGAACTGCATCAGAATATTCAATGAGTCGTGCTCAGGCTCTACAGAGATTACAAAATAATTGGAAAATCTTTACGATGTGGTGGAAATCCATATATGGTAAAGTAATTCCAATGTATATTAAAGAAGTTCAGGAAGATGAACATAGTGTAGAGATAGATGACCAGGGTAGATTTATTAACGTATTCATTCGCAAGGCTGAACTAGAAGGAAAAATTGGCCGTGTTGAATTAGAAGCGAATGAGAATTTACCACTTACATGGTCGCAGAAAAAAGATACATACATGCAACTATTGGAAAATCAAAATCCAAAAGTTCAAGAAACTATATCATCTCCTGAAAATATACAAATGCTCGCGGACGCGATTGGATTATCAGACTTCACTGTGCCGGGCGCGGATGATAGACAAAAACAATATGAGGAAATTCAACAACTAATTAATTCTGAACCAATAATAATTCCCCCCGACCCAATTGCTATTGAATTTGCTCAATTACAAGGAATGCCACCACCTACTGAAACAGAAGCACCATCAGTAGAAATTGACCCAGATGTAGACAATCATGATATTGAAGCTGATATTTGCCGTAGATATTTAGTTTCATCTGCTGGTCGTCAATTAAAGATTGATAACCCACAAGGTTATAAAAATGTTTTACTCCATATGAAAGCTCATATGGAACAAATACAAATGAGCATGGCATCTCAAATACCACCAAACCCAAATAATCCACAGCAACAAGCAGCCGCGCCTGGTAGTCCATCACCATTATCCAAGGGGAATGCAAGTGTTCAAACTGCTCAATAAGTTAAATTTAATTCCATTCTCTGCGCCTACTGAAACTTTAGATAAGGGAGCAATTGAAGATAAAACTTTATCTAAAGAAGATACTATAGATTTCATGGGTGAGGATGATGATAAAGACCCAGAAACTATTGAACTGGAAAAAGATACTAAAAAAGATAAAGAAGATAAACCTGAAGAAGATAAAGAAGGAACTGAAGAAGAAAAAGAAAAATCACTTGAGGATGAATTAGAAGAGGAACTGGAAGAACCTGATGAAGATAAATTAGCATTAACTACACCCGAACGTCGTAAGGAAATTCTAGCGAAGTATCCTAATTTATTCAAGGAATTCCCCGGATTAGAAAAAGCATATTATCGTGAACAGAAATATGCTGAAATTCTCCCAACAATTGAAGATGCTCAACAGGCAGTTGAAAAAGCTGGCTTATTAGATTCTTATGAGCAGGATTTACTTAGTGGTTCTCATCAATCCATTTTGCAAGCTGTAAAAGATGGGGATGCGGAAGCATTTAATAAAATTGTAGATAATTATTTACCTGCTCTACAAAGAGTAGATGAGGGTGCTTACTATCATATCGTAGGAAACATTATTAAGCATACTATTAAAAGTATGGTTGATGATGGTAATGCTTCTGGTGATGAAGATACAAAAGATAGATTTCTCGCGGCCGCGTCAATTGTCAATGAATACATCTTTGGAACTAAAACATATACTCCTCCGACTAGAATGAGCAAGCCGGAAACAAAAAAAGATGATAAAGAAGCAGCAATAGAAAAAAGGGAATTGGACCTTCTTCAATCCAATTTTGAATCCCACGGTGGAGCATTAGAAGGTCGTGTTACTAATATTCTGAAATCTACCATTGATAAGAATATTGACCCACGCGGTTCAATGACTGATTACGTTAAGGGTAAAGCAATTCAAGATGCAATGGAAAATCTCGAGGATATTATTTCTAGAGATTCTCGATTTACTCAAATTCTAGACAGACTATGGGAAAAAGCGTTTAATGATAATTTCAGTAAAGGTTCAATGGACAGAATTGAACAAGCCTATAAGTCCAAGGCCAAAACCTTACTGTTACCTGTCATTAGAAAGGCAAGGAACGAAGCATTAAAAGGAATGGGTAAGCGCGTAGATGATGGTGAAGAACGTGATAAGAAAGGTCCCTTACCAGTTAGCACAACTAGGAGAACCACCTCCTCATCCACTAGTAGTGGTCAAAAAACTGATAAGGACAAAGCGCGTGAGATTCCAAAAGGAGTATCCTCTAGGGATTATCTCATGCAAGATTAGTAAAGGATGAGGAAAAAATTATGGCTGTAGTTGAAGCACAGGTTACAGCTCTTGAATTAGAGCGTGTAATCCCAAAGATTCGCGTGTTATTCGAGCGCGATGATAAATTCTACGCCAACATTAAGAAGCGTGACGTAGAGAAAATCAGTAATCGCCAGATGCGTGTTCCATTGGAATTACGTCCTGGGGGTTCATTTCAGTATTTCAATGCTGATGGTGGTGATTTAGGTCGTGGTGGTGGTCCTACTTTCGATAAGGCTGTATTAACATCTGTATTCGTTTCAGAGAACATTGAATACACGAAGTTGACTCAGTGGGCTACTGATGATGACCGTAAAGCCATTGTCAATTCAGTTCGTCGATTGACTGCTACTGCATTAGATGAACTCCGACGTCAGTTGGATGCTCAGATGATGCAAGCTGGTGATGGAGTTATTGGTGTAGTTACTACAGATACACCAGCCGCGGGTTCAAACGTCATTACACTTACAACCGATGGATTCGGTGCAAGGTTAATGCGTTATGGGCAAACAGTTCAGGTTTTTGATATCACACTTGCTACCAATAGGGGTAATGGTGTCATTACGAACTGGGACGTGGAGAATAAGACCATTTCGATTACACCTCAAATCGCTGGCGTTATTGCTACCGATAAGATTGTAACGATGGGTATTACCGCTCCAACCGCGCTTCCTGCATTATTCGGTATTCCATATCATCATTCCAATGCATCAACTGGAACATGGCTTGGATTCTCGCGTAGTGCAACTCCTGAAATTCGTGCAAATCGTGTTAACGCATTATCGTCTGCATTAACACTTCCACTTCCACGCCTTGCTATCAACAAGATTGGTAATAGGCTTGGATTAGATAACAACTTCAGTCCAAATGCATGGATGCATCCTTGTCAGGCACAGTCTTATGAAGAAATTGGACAGTTAGTGTCCATCATTCATAAGAGTGCTAAAGAGGAAGCATTAAACCTCTACTTCAATGACAACATGCAGATGGCAGGAGCACCAGTTAAGAAATCCTTTAACTGGGATAAAACACGTATTGACTTCGTGACAGATGATGTGTGGGGCCGTGGAGAAATTCTTCCAATCGGATTCTATACTACTGATGGAAGAAAGATATTTGAAATTCGTGGTGCATCTGGTGGTGTGGCTGCGGCAGATATCTTCTACATGGTGGTTGGAATGCAAACATTTGTAAGCAACCCCGCTGGTTGTTCATACATTGATGCATTAGCAGTTCCAACTGGTTATTAATTCAGCTGAAGGAAAAGGAGTAAAAGATGATTCGTAAGTTTCTTGACTTCCTTCGGATGAATGAAGGAAAATATAACATCAACGAAGGTGATTGGCAGAATCTTTCTACAGTTCAATCACGTTTGCAGCCCGGACCAGTAACAACTCCGGCTGCAAATACAATTGCTCCAACTTCGTTTCTTACAATTCTCACAGGAAACGTCGTAATCAAAACCATTACACCTCCTATTACTGGCGCGCATATGCTTGCGATTCAGTTTGCAGGAGTTCTTGGTAATGATGCAACAGGAAACATTCTTACAGCAAAAGTTTCAATCGTAGGAATGTGTGTCCTATATATCTACAATCCACTTACTGCAAAGTATGTGCCGGTTGGAGATAACGTCTAATTAGTCGTAGGGGGGTGCGCATCCTTAAGAAACGCACAAATTTTTATGAATTACGAATCCCTAAATTCTGAAGTATTAGCAGATTATAATTCAACTGAAAATCAAATTGCTTTGAAAGAACGGTATCATTTGAAATTAATTACTGCTATGAATGACCGCCTTGAATCTAATATAGGAATGAATGACCCATATTGGGAAGAACTACATAAATGGAGAGTTCTTCAACGAATGATAGATGGTTCTCATTTTAGATAACCTACCAAGGAAGTTATATGAATGACATGATTGACCCGAGTGTAATTCAGGTAGTAAATTCCCCAAATGCACTTGTTTGGCCCATTACTACTGGGCTTACTAAATTAGAATTAACTGATGATGGAGTGAATCCAGTTTTCTCTGCTAGGAATACATGGCCTGATGTAACCCCACCTGGATGGATGGGGCCATTACAATTTACCCTCTGGTTATTCATGAAGATGAATGGTGTATGGGTGGGTTCTGGTATCATTCAATATTGGCGTGAATTAGTTAAATCTGGTGGTGCTGTTTATAAGAATGACCAGATAGCACGAAATTGGGTATATGATGGTCGTTGGGGAACAATGGCAGGTCATCAACCAGCATTAGGTGAAACTATTGGATTCATGGTTTCCGCAGGAAATGCAAGAAATCAAGATAATCATGTTGTTGAAGAACGTAGTCAAATTGTTACGTTACAATTTCCTTCATCCGCGCATTCATATGATTTTTCTGATGTGTCAATTCCAGTTCCACCAGTTCCAATTCCCACAAATCAATTAGATAGAATCGAAGCAAATACGATTGAAATTCTTAAAATATTAAAACCTTGAGTAATTGGAAAGAAGCAATAACGATGTTTGATAATCAAGCACTAGCAAATCAAATTCAAAATACGCTTAATTTAGGTGTAGTAAATATACCCGAAGGTAAGAAAGTAGCTTTTGTTATTCATGGTGATTTAGATAATCACATGCAGGTAAAAGCAACTGCCGCGTTCGTCGTTAAAGTCAATGATGAATGGCAAGTTCAATCCCTTGTAGATTGGTCACATGATGAAGGTGTCAAAGCTGGTGTTACTGTAGCGTGGAGTAAATAATGCCTGAATTAACTGAATCAGTTGAATCCATTAACGGTCAATTGATTTCTTTATTTGGAATTGATACCATATCAGGCGACCCAATGTGGCGCGTGGTATGGTCTGAAAATCAATTTGAAAAGAGATTAATGGATACCACTGATGAGGGATTTCATTTACTTACACCAGAAGTAAGAGAAGTTCCAAAATATCGTCAATGGATTAAGGAACGATATGTTTTGGAAAGACTGACTATTGTTCCTGAAATTAATGCACAAGATTTACCAAGTCAAAAAGTTACTTATGAACCTATGTGGGTATTTGAAACTCAGCATGGAGTTTATTTACCACCTAAACTTGAGGCAGCTAAATTAGTTATTGATACTGTTTATACTGCAACTGGTAAAATGGTAGCTGGATTAGCTAAGTATAAAGACCCGGATTCAAATCAGGAAAATGCATTAAATAATAAGAAGGAACGAATTGATGGATTAGTAAATGATTTATTTGGTGATGAATCTGCATTAATGGGCAAAACTATGTCAGGTGAAGCAGTAGGATTTACCACGTCAAATATCAAGGAGTCATAAAATGTCCGCAGTAGGAGCATTCCCCGGTTTAGGTGATTTGAAGCGTAGAACTATTCGCGCGCCTGTAAATGAAATGGATAAATCAACAGTCGTATCCATTTGGCCTAGACCTATTGAAGAAAAGAAAGTAACTATTTCCCCTGGAACATTTCAAATCGAAGCTGGAACTTTTGAAAATCCTTCAATTCTTGTTGTGGGTCCAAGTAGCTGGTGGAGAGAATTGGATGAAGAACAACCACTACTCGAAATCCCAGTATCTTCTATTCAGATTGCAGATTCTATTGTCAGGGATTTCTGCAACGGTATTTTGGCTTGTAATATGGGCGATACTATGCCTGGGCTATTCTACTTGCCGGGTGCATGGACTGTTGACAAGATAAAGAAAGAAAAAACGGCTGAATTAGTTAATGCAATGAATAAGCAGAGAAACTGGTATAAAGTTCTAGTTCGTATTGCAGATACATTATGGGCTAGAACTAATGGTAATCCTCTTACGATTTCAGATGACATGAGATTAGCTGCAAAAGAATTAAATGTGGAATCTGGTAAGGATTGGTGCAAGGATACACAGACAATGGAACTCGTTCGTTGTGTTGCATGTGGTTCACTTGGTAATCCATTGTTTCCAGTTTGTGCTACTTGTAAAGCTATCAAAGACCCAGTTAAGGCCAAGCAACTTGGAATTACATTTGCTGCGTAATTTATGCCCCCTGCATCAACAACAGATTTAACGGCTGTAATAGTAATGGATAGGGTAGCTGCATTAATGAATGATGCAGCTAAAACCTCCTATACTTATACAGCTCAACTTCCATATCTAAACATGGCTTTAGATGAGTTACAGGAATTGTTTGAACTTAACAATATTCCTGTAACTAATCAAACGGCCGCGTTTATCACTGTGCCTATTGGAATTAAAGCAATTAATCCCGAGATTGGATATCCCCCAAATACCCCACCTAATTATCCACGAGATTTGGTGGAAATACAGGGATTGTATGAAAGATTAGGTGGAACTGTAGACCCATTCATTCCGATGACACAGCGTGAATTTCTTCCACATGCAATAGATGATTTACCAACTCAATCGTTAACCTACTGGATTTGGCAAGACCAACGAATTAAATTCATTGGAGCATTAGCTGATAGAGAAGTTAAAATAGATTATATTAAAACTATATTTCCTAGGGAAGTAGTTGCAAGTAGTTCAATCGGAATTATTAACGCTAAAGGATTTCTGTATTATCGAACAGCCGCGCTTTGTAGTATGTTCATTGGCGAAAATGCCTCACGCGGGGAAGAACTTAATGGACTTGCTACGTTATCATTAGATAGAATCACTGGAATATCTATCAAGGGTAAACAAGCTATCATGACCCGTCGGCGTCCATTCATGGCTGGATATAAAACAAGGGGGTTTTAATGTAAGAGTTAGTTCTCATGCCACTACGCAATGTAGGATGGTCCTTTCAACCAAAGAATGAGGTGAGTAAATGCCAGCTTTTCGTTACATTAAGAACATTTGGGCAGTATTAAGACAACAAGCCAATAACGATGTATGGAATGTCAGTGATACAGGACTTCCTACAGCGGCTACTGGTGCTGGTATGCTTGGACCGGGTTCAACATACGTTGATTTAGCAACAGGTATAGTTTATTCCAATATTGGAACAAAAGCTGCTCCAATTTGGGTAAATCTATCTACAGCAGTTATTGTGAATGGTGGGTTGGGTGGTGTTGCTAACGCCAAAATGACCTATGATTTTGCTGTAGATGGTGGTGCAATTTCAACTATTACCCCCACAAATTCCCCAATCCTTCCAATCAATGCAATCATCACAAATGGTTTCATTGATGTTACTACATTGTTAACATCAGGTGGTGCAGCCACAGTTGGATTAGGATTAGGTTCTGGTGCTCAAGTAGCAGCATTATTTGCACCTATTACAGTTGCAGGCGCGCCTTGGTCAACTACGGGAGTAAAAGCAATTATTCCTATATCAGCTCCCACAGCAGTTAAAGTAGTCGCGGCTGCAAGATTAACATTAACAATTGCAGCATTCGCTGTGACTGCTGGAAAATTTGATGTTAACGTTCAATATCAAATTGGTAACTAATGAGAGACCACGACCCGTTAACAATCGAGGATTTTAACGGTTATTACAACCGGGGGGACAAGGAAACTGTCCCTCCGGACCATTTCTGTGAAATAAACAATATTAAATTCACAGAGAGTGGATTTGCATCTAGGGATGGTGTAGATTTATATCAACATTTCGCGATTGCATTAAGTGATATTCTTCGTATTCATCCATATACAATGCAATCTGGACAGTCATTATTAGTCTTAACGATTGGTGGAAAAATTTATCATTTACGCGATACAGTTTCAACACAATTAATATTAACTATACCATTAATGACCGATTTCAATGTAGTATCATTCGCGGGTCGTGCTTATATTACACCATTCTTTACTAATGCAAATAATCAGGAAGTAGGATTAGCTGGTGAATTTCTTTACGTATATAAAGGGGGACTAGGGGATATAGCACGTAAAGCAGGCGGTAATCCTCCTGTATCTGGGGTTCCATTAATAGCAACAGCTAGTGGAGTTGGATTTAGTGATGTAGGATTCAAAATTTTTGCGGTAGTATATGAGACCGATACAGGCTATTTAACAGCGTTAGGTCCCCAAATATTTGCTACCGCAACTTCTATTAGTCAAACTATTGGATTTGATATTACTAATATACCTGTTCCAGTTGATATTGCTGTAACTAAGAAATGGATTGTAGCAACTAAAACCATACTGAATTACAATGGTAATCAAGACCAATATCAATTCTTTTTTGTTCCTGGTGGAGATGTTGCAATTGCACTTACTACTAAACATGTGGACTTTTTCGATATTGATTTACTCGAAGATGCATCCCATCTCATTGATAATTTCGCAAGCATCCCTGCTGGTGTTGGCCTCACTATGTATCATGGAAGGTTGGTTTTGACAACCACCTTTACGGATATTTCTATTGCATATGTTTCTCATCCAGGAGAACCAGAAGCTATAGACCAGGTAGATGGAATATTAATTGATTCTTTGGATGGCAATCCAATAACTAATGCTCAAGAATTTAGAGATATAGTGTATCTATTCAAAAAAACTAGAACAGTTGGCTATTCAGATAATCAAGATTTCCCATCTACATGGCAACCATTTGATGTAGACCAAGGAATAGGAGCACCTGTTCATGGTATTGGAACTGTTCTTGATTCTGGTGGGGTTAATGTTGATTTCTTGCTTGTGGCAGATTTTTCAGGCGTTATGCTCTTTAATGGCTCTTATACTAGGCCAGAAGCGTCATGGAAAATCAGAGATTATTGGTTTGGATTAGATAGAACTCAATTCAGAAAAATTGAATTGATTAATGATTCAATTGAACAAATTATATATTGTGTATTACCAAATGGAAATGTTCTGGTTGGTAATTATCAGAATGGATTGAATCCAAAAGAGATTAGATGGTCTATTTGGACATTTGATGTTCCAATTACTACGCTTGAATTAATCAATACTTCTACTGTATTATTGGGTTCCACAGCTAATGCTGGTGGATATTCTGGAATAAGTAAAATAGTTTTGAATATGAGACATGATACTTATCATCATTCGTCTGGAACATTTGCTAGCTTTAAGATTCCAAATCCATTAGTTCAAACAGCATATACAGATTTGAATGAAGGGGAAAACATTAATCATTATACTGCATTAAGACTAAGAGTTAATGGTTCAGGTAATATTCGGCCGCGCCTGCTTTCACTCGATGATGTGGTATCACAAACATTAGTTCCAATTGTAATGTCATCTACTACTGATAGACAACCAACGCGACTGGCTAACTTCATTAGTCAAAAGGTTAGTTTAGAATTATCTACTACAGCATTAGATGAGTGGTTTAGAATTAATCGACTCATTCTATTTGCTAAGGAAGTCTTTGCTGAATTTCCATCTGTGCAATAATGGCTGGATTCAAACCAGAATCTCCACAACCTGAATATGCTGATTTAATTACATCTCTAGTTAATTCAGGCCAACAAACTAAGAATAATGCATTATTTCAGACTGTTTATTTATTACTTCAGAGACTTACTAAATCAAAAAATCTATTTGAAAAGGATCTAAAAGATTTACAAGACTTTATTAATAAACTTGGAAATGTAACATTTCTAACTCAGGATGATGAAACAATATTTCTTCCTAATAGTAGACAATTATTAGCTAGTTTAGGCATTCAATTTGATGATACCATACCGGGGGAACGAACTATAAGATTAGACCATTATTGGACTCCATTGACTGATGGAAGCAAAACTGAAGCTAATTTGATATATGCAAATGGTGAAGCTATCGCGGTAGAAGTTCCTAATATTGCACCATATACACCATAATTAATTATATGAGTCCTTTAAATCCACCACAGAAATTTCGGAATGTAGAGTTTATACATCGGACTGGGTTGGCTGCTGCTAAACCTGCTGCGGCTGATGTATTAGTAGGAACTCTATATTTTTCTACCGATACAGGTGCATTAGAGCGTTCTACTGGTGCTGCATGGGTAGCATATGGTAGTGGTGCAGGCGCGGCTGGACCTACTGGACCTACGGGACCAATAGGTATTCCTGGTATAGATGGAACCGATGGAATAGATGGTATTGATGGAATACCTGGTTCTGTAGGACCTGCTGGTTCACCTGGAGCTAATGGAACCATTGGTAGGGATGGTTTTAGTGGACCTCCTGGACAAGATGGTAATGATGGGGAAGATGGATTTAGTATAATTGGTCCCCCGGGTCCAAAAGGTTCTACTGGAAATACTGGACTTACAGGTATACAAGGAATACAAGGAATACCAGGAGTAGATGGTTTTGATGGAGAAGATGGGCAAGATGGAATTAGTATTGTAGGTTCACGAGGGGCTAATGGAATTAATGGGAATACTGGATTTTCTGGACCCCCTGGATATGATGGATTAGATGGCGAAGATGGTATAGGATGGGCTGGACCCATAGGACCACAAGGTAATCAAGGTATACAAGGAATAGCTGGTCCAATGGGTTATATGGGGCCTCCTGGTTTAGATGCAGAAGAACCAGAAATGCCTTATATTATACCCGGTCCAGTTGGACCTGCTGGACCATCAGGAGCGGCTGGTGCATTTGCTTTGAATCAATTAGCACCTACTGTAGACCAAACTATTACAGCAGGATATTCTGCAACAATTGCACGTAGCTTAACTATTGCAACCGGTAAAAAAATTACAGTTGGTTTAGCTGGTAGGTTAAGGATTCATTAATGGCTGAATTAGACTTAACAAATATAGCAGCATCATCTATAGCTACACCTGCTGCCGGTGTATCTGCATTTTTTACAGATAACGTAGCAAAACGACCATTTTTGAAAGATGATGGTGGTAATTTAGTTGGTGTATTAACTAATCAAAGTGTAACCACACCCGCTGCTGGATTTGCAGCAGATACCTATTTAGTGGGTTCTAGCATATTACTTCCTAATGGATTCGCACGTGTAGGAACGTGTTATCGTCTTTCGTTTGATGTAACTAAAACCGCGGCTGGGGTAGCTGCGCCAGTATTAATTGTAAGGTTTGGAACTGCTGGGTCAGTTGCAGATGCCGCAAGATTGACTTTTACATTTAATATACAAACTGCTGTTGTAGATAATGGAATATTTGATATCATTGCTTTATTTAGAACTGTAGGTTCAGGAACTTTAGCAGTTCTTCAGGGTATATCTAATTTACGTCATAATTTAGCTGTTACTGGATTGGGTTCAGTTAATCCCGCCGGTTGGCAAAGTTTAATCGTAACTAGTGCAGGATTTGATTCAACCCCTAATGGTAGTATTATTGGTTGTAGTGTAAATGGTGGTGCAGCAGCAGCTTGGACAATTTCACTCGTTAGAGCATCGTTAGAAAACTTATAAGGAGAGACAGATGGCAAGAACACCAAAAAGAATAGTTGGCCCCGCGTTAATTGCTACAGGTCCAACTACAGTTTACACCGTTCCAGCATTAACTAAGACAATTCTACGATGGATTCATATTTCTAATCCATCAGGCTCACCTGTGACGTTTACATTGTCAATAGGTGCTGATGCAGCTGGAACTAGATTATGGTCAGCATATTCTATTCCTGCTGCCGCGGCCGGTGTAACGGATTCAGTTAGAGATATTCCAATCTATGAAGTTATGGACGCGGCTGAAATTCTTACATTATCAGCAGGCACCAATAACATCTTGACTGCGACTATTTCGG